AGTCCTTATCGTCAACCCCGGTAAACGGATTGCCTGAGATAACCAGTAAAGCCTCGTTACTATCTTGCTGAAAGTTTGCCAATTCCGATTGTGATAAGTCATAAGCGTCGATAGAATCTAGCACGGCTTCAAAAGCTCCGGTTCGGTCTGTGTTATTGCTAAACTCGTTCACCGGTACGCCATTAAAGAAATGCTCGCTTGTTTCTTTTAGTCGAAGCGTGTCCGCTTCCTGATTGTCGTCCACATACTCATATATAGCGTCGTCTGTATATACTTTGACAAAATCGCGCTTGTGCCCGTTTCCGTAACTGATAGAGTAATAGTTGACTGCCATCAAAGAGCGTTGTTCGTAACTATCATCATAAATAACAAAAGTCTGTTCCGGATTCATTCGATAGAGTTTCACCCAAACGCTACCGTCCACATCCTGAAACGTATTTAGCAATTCATAAGCACGACCATAAATAGCTAAGTCTGTCTTAATAGCCACGTTATGCTCTTGCTCGTTGTTTTGTTTGCTAAAATTATCGATTAGGGCTTGAATTTCTGCGTTTTCGTTCTTGTATTCGACCGGATTCCCGAGCATATACCCTTGTTCAAAAACAGTAATATATTTCGCCCAATCGCTCGCGATTCGATTATCTGCGCTGTATTTATCACTTTTCTCGTCGCGATACTTGATATTATTATCAGCTAGATAATATCGTTTCAGTTCTTTCAAGCGGTCCAGTTGTTCCGCTCGGTGAGTTCCGACGAAATTTTTCAGCCGTGCAATCCATTTCTGACTTTCAAATTCGATTGTTTTAAAATCTTCGATTGTCATCATGAATTGACGGTTGGCGCTCTCGTCAAAACGTCGTCCTTTTAAGAATTTCAATTTCTTTCATTCCTCCTTTTAGAAATAGTATTGCGCGCTTGCCATACGTTCTTTTACTGTGCTGCTCGTATCGTAAACGTGCTGTGAATAGATCGCGTACCTTACAGCGTCCAGAACGTCGTCATGCTCTTTGACCGGTTCGCCTGTTTTCTCATTCCAGATGTACTGGTAGACCTCGTCCTTAAAACGGCTTACTTTATCTGATACAACAAAAAAGCGCCCAGCTTTCATAAACTTAGCGACTTCTTCAATTCCTGACAAGACCGCTTTATTTGCGTTGAACGTCTTGATTTGCTCCCTTTGAAACCTGGCTACGTGTTCAGGTCGTGCGCTATCCGCCCAAAACGTGATGTTCCCATAACGGCTTTTAATATCTTTAGCAACACCTACCCAGAAATCAATCTCTTTATGTTGGTGTGCATGCTCCTCAACTAAATAGATAGAGCCGTCTGCTGACTCTCCGATAACCACGATAGAGCCGTAGTGTTCATAACCCCAGTCGACACCAGCGTAGAATTTAGTGATATCTTCTGGTACATTATCCACAAACATCTTCTCACTAAAATCACGATAGACTACACCCTCGCCAGTTACCCACAAACCTAGAATATCTCGATCATAGAAAACACCCTCCGGTGTAGCATTCTTGATATTCTCACGGTATCTATCAGACATGAATGTATTATCATCTAACTTGAAATGAAAATCTATAATCATATCGTCTCCAGAGTTGATATAATCTCGTCTGAGATAGTGAGTTGGGATATCTGGGTTACTATCCCAAACAATCCGTGCACCTTCTCCTGAACAACGTGAGATGATTTCTTTAAATACTTGTTCATTGGCTAATGATGCCTCGTTTATGTAAGCTCCAAAAGCAGTGAAACCACGGGCACGTTTTAGTCCTGAAATCGAACCAGTATACACTTGAATGATTTTGACTCCACAAAGAGTAAATGCACCATGTTTATCATATTTCGGTTCAATACCGAACATGTTATATAGTTCCTGAATGATATTGTTTTGTATCGACGTTGAAGAGGTCCCAGCTAAAATATACATTGGCTCATCAATGTTTAATCTATCAGCTATCTCTCTCACTCGTGCAATCTCATTCATGAAAATCATATTGTTTAGAACGGTTTTTCCTGAACGCTTTGCACCATGCAGACCACAAATAAAAAAATCGTCATTTAAAACCCGCTTAAGAACTCGCTCTTGTTTAGGGGTGAATTTACTTGTCATTAAAAGCACCTCTCAAAGCCTTAGCAAACTCAACAAGCTTATCGTCATGCTCGTCATCCATGCCGATTTGTGATTTTAGTTTTTCAATCTCAAGTTCCAATTTTTCAGCTTGCTTGGCAGTTGGATATCGTTTCAATATTTCGGCTATCGCTTTAATAACCGTGTTATTATCTGCCTTCTTCTTGACTCTATCCACCTCACCAGTAACAGGGTTCATCATTAAAACTTCTTCAAGTCGCTTGCCTCTTGCGATGTCCGAAAGAATTGAAAGGGCCTCTTTGGCACTCAAAATATTCTCATCGTGCATCTTTTCGGTTTCTGTTTGTATGAACGTTTTAATGCTTGCATTTTCTAGCAATTTACTAGCAGTTGTTTTAGCATAAGCATCACTGTAGCCTGCGAATATTGCGGATTGATAGACATTTCCAGTCTTCAAATACTCGCTCGCAAACATCTTTTGTCTTTGATTTAACCCAATGTCCATCACCTCCACTTCTTCTAAAACAAAAAGCCACACTAATGTGTGACTTAATACAAGACCTCTCTGCGAATTAAAATCGCAATTGGAACGACAGGACTCGAACCTGCCTACATTTCAGACCCTTTATAGTCATATTGCTCCTCCAACTGAGCTACGTTCCAACTGCAAGGGGCTACAACCTTGCCATTTTAGATACTACATTTGTTTTTTTATTTTTTGTAGCCTTTAAAGGCGGTGCTCGGAGTCGAACCGAAGATGAGTTTTTGTTTGAGTTTGGAGATAAAACAATATACCCGTCACCGCCAAAGGAGAGTGTGGGATTTGAACCCACGGACCGCACATAGGCGACCGCCCGCCTAGCAAACGGGCGCATTCAACCTGACTCTGCCAACTCTCCATATCAAGGGAAGACTTACTGCCTTACCCTTAATTCTTGATGATACTATAATAGCACGATTGTTAGACCAGTGCGCTTCAACCTAGTTCACATTAGTTCACATTAGTTCGCTTTTATCAACTACAACACCCAATTCACGGATTGCATCTTTCTTCTTTTTGTAAAAAGTAGTCTTACTGCATTGTAAAAATTCAATCATATCATACACGCTTGCTTTCTGAATATAAACCATCCTTAAAATTGTTCGACTTGCAGGCTTAGGCATTTTATCAATCAATTTACTGAGCTCAATTCTGCGCTGGATAGCTTCAGCGGTTGCTTGCTTCATGTACTCTTTCAAGGAATCTTGCATACTAAAAATATCGATGTAACGTTCATCTAATCGAACCTTCTGACCACCTTGAACCTTATTCATGCTCATTTTAGGGCTAGAAAGTAAACTAGCTTCAAGTTTAGCAAGCTCGTCTATTCGATTCTGTATTTCTTCATCCAAATTCTGTAGTTCATCAAGTAACTCTTTAGCCTTGTTCACTCTCTATCTCCTTTATGATATAATATAAGTACTGAAAACGTTGTCGAGGTAGAGTGAATGCCTCGGCTTTTTTATTTTTCTCCAATCAAAATATTTAGAGGGATATCAAAGAACGTAGCCACATCTTCAACTATATAAAGATTAGGTTTTTTTATTTTCTTTTCCCATTTCGTTATTTCTGCGTAAGAGTACCCTAACTTATTAGCTAGTTCACTTCTTGAGAGTTTATTATCTATTCTTTTTTGCTTCATCATGAATGCAAATCGCTCACATTGTTGGTCGCTTAATTTTTCAAAATCCACTTTTATTAGTTGTTTACCATTTGGATTTTTCTTTTTATACGATGGCGAAGCATAAGAAACCAGTGTAACAATAGCAATCCCAGTCTCTACGCCGATTTCTTTTAGCGTTCCACAAGTGATAAAAGTATCGCCTTTATAAAGTGCGTATTCGTGTTCAATTCTATCCATGTTCAAGCCCCATTGATTATCTTCATAGTTTCCTCATAACTCAAATTGACTTTGAATTTTTGTTCCTCATACGCTCCGAAAATTTTATAAACTCTGAAACAAATGATAGTTGTATTGTCATGATTTTTGACAACTGAAAAAATGTGTTTGAGCATATCTTTTCTAATAGCAATATTTGGAAACGCCACAAGTTCTAGCTTTTCTTTTTTAGTTGTTTTCTTTGTTTTTGCAACTCCTGAATATGGATATTTTTTAGGTTTCATTTTCTATCTCCTTGTTGAATTTTGAAACTTCATACATTATCAAATCCAATTCATTTTCATGAATATTTCCTATCACTTCACAATTATCCCAATAAAACTTTTCAAACGGTGCATACGTTGCTGGAGTGACATTTAGAAACGATAAGTAAAATCCAATTGCTGTTGTTTGTGTATCTTCATCTTCAAAGTAAGTATATTCACCAAAGCCCACGATACAAGCGTAAGCATTCGTTGTAATAATATCCCCCTCAAAGATTTCCTTGCCGTTCTTATCTTTAAGTCCTGTTGATTGCATGAGTACTAAATCTTCTGCTAAAACCATGTAAGTAATTCCATCCCCAATGCAATATAACTCATCCTCTAGCCAACTGATGTGATCAATTTCATTATCCATTTCCTGTTCTTTCTTCAACCACGCTCTAAATTTTGGTATCATTCTTCCATCTCCTTTTTTAAATGCATAATTCTAAGGTTTACATAAGCCATTGCGTGACTTAAAAAAGGCGTAGGATATTTAGGTAACATTTCACGCATACGTTCATAGTATTCTAATTCAGTTTCTTCTTTCATTCCGTT